TGGGTTATCACAACGCGGGTTTTGAAGTGGTAGGCGTTGATATTAAGAAACAAAAGCGCTACCCATATGAGTTTATCCAAGCGGATGCTTTAGATATATTTAAAGATAAAGATTTTCTTGCGTCATTTGATGTAATAGCAGCCAGTCCACCATGTCAAACTCATAGTTCTACCAAGCATTTGCGTAATGCGCAAGGCAAAGGTACGGATAAAGTTGATCTTATTCCACAGACTCGTGAAGCATTAATTGCCAGTGGCAAGCCTTATGTTATTGAGAACGTTCCTGGTGCTCCATTGATTGATCCAGTTCAATGCTGTGGATCTTCATGGGGTTTAAAGGTACGTCGTCACAGACTATTTGAAAGCAACGTAAAATTGGTTGGATCTATTTGTAAGCACAAAGAACAAGGCCGTCCAGTGGGCGTGTATGGCTCTATGAGGGATGAAATTCCTGGTGGCGGGCATACTGCTAAGACAATTGAACAAGCGCGTGAAGCAATGGGAATTGATTGGATGATCTGGGGTGAACTGGTTGAAGCTATCCCGCCTATGTATACATGGTTCTTGGGTACACAAGTAATGGGCCATATCTCTTGACAACTATCGCCTGCATTGAAGGACCCGAATGGGTAATGATCGGGGCAGACTCGCAATCTTCCAGTGAAGATGGGTTTTCGATCAACATTCCCAACGGAAAAATTTTTAGAAATAATAACGTGGTCTTTGCGATGGCAGGTTCAGTACGCGGCATTAACATTCTTGAGCATGACTTTATTGTGCCTAACGTCAATGGCAAAGACATAGATAAGTACGTTACTCGTCAACTTATTCCATCAATTCGCAAGGCTTTCTTGGACGCAGGCTATGAATTTAGCAAGGCAGAAGCAGCAGTTGAGCATGACAACATTATTATCGTAGTAGTTAAGGGCAAGGTTTATTGCATCAATGAGGACTACTCATGGGAGCGCAGCGTAGACAACATGTATGTAGCAGGCAGTGGCGAGAAGTTTGCTCTTGGCGCTATGGCAGCTCTGGCTGGTGGCTTGGTGGATGACGCTGCAAAAGCCCGTAAAATAGTCACAAAAGCTTTACAAATCGCTAGTAAATATGATGCTTACACAGGCGGCAAGATCACTGTATCTCTTATTCAGGAAAGTAAATGAGCCGCGGATACGATCCAACATTTATAGGCGGACCTTATGATGGTGGACGTGTATCGCTAGCGTTCTGGGTACTCGACACGATTGAAGTACCATATGAGTATTTTGATACACATACGGCATTTGTCTGTTATGATATAGATCCTAAGACTAAGAATTATGTATACAAAGGCCAGCGCAACATACCGAAGGGTAGACCGAATGACAGAGAAGATACAAGTGACCAATGAACCAGATGACTTTGTTGTTTCCATGTGGCAAGTGTTCGACGGGGCAGGTAACCTCTTACTCAAGAAACATGCTGACTACGGACCAAAGAACATTTCGCAAGCTCCTGGTGGTCCACTTAACGGCTTACGTGTGCGTATGTGGGATAAACTTGCGCGGATCAATAACCTTGTCGACAACAACGCAGCTCCAGAGAACGAGTCACTTAGAGATAGTTTCCTAGACCTATTAAACTATAGCGCTATTGCTTTAATGGTGCTAGACGGGGCGTGGCCTAAAGAGTGAAAAGTGTAGTAGTAATATCAGATCTACAAGCACCTTACCATGATGAGAAAGCAGTTAATTCTATCGCTAGTTTCATCAAGTGGTACAAGCCAAGCAGCGTAGTATCTGTTGGCGATGAGATTGATCTACCGCAAATCTCCCGTTGGGAAGAAGGACGTGGTGGAGAGTGGAAGTATGATCTTGGTAAGCACCGCGACATTACAGTAGAGATACTCAAGAAGCTGCAAGTGCGGCATATCTCTCGCAGTAATCACTCAGATCGTTTATACAATAAAATTAATAGCAAGGCTCCAGGACTATTAGGATTGCCTGAACTTGAATTAGAAAACTTTTTAAAACTACCCCAGCTTGGCATAACTTATCACAAAGAACCGTTTGAACTTGCACCGAACTGGCTGCTTGTACATGGTGATGAGAGTAACGTGCAACCAACTGCTGGTGCCACTGCTCTTGGTCTTGCTAAGCGCAGCGGTATGTCTATTGTGTGTGGTCACACGCACCGCATGGGTCTAACTCATTACACCACTGGCTGGTCTGGTAAGACTCGCACTGTGTGGGGCATGGAAGTTGGTAACCTTATGGATTATAAGCATGCTCGTTACATTAAAGCAGGCCTATTCACATGGAATAAAGGATTTGGTTTGCTCCATGTAGATGGACAGACTGTTATGCCACAACTTGTACCTATTGTAAACAATTCATTTACAGTGGATGGTAAGGTATGGCGCTGGTAGAAGTAAAACTTAGTATTGCTGACGTAACTTATGCAACGATTGAAGCAGTAGAACGCTACAACTTTAATCGTGATATGGGTAACGACTGGTCTAAGATAAGTAAGACATGGCCAGAAGCTATTGCTCGTGAGATTAATGGCGTAATTGCTGAGATTGCAGTTGGCCGCTGGAAAGATAAGTTTCCTACTACCCTCTTTGCTGATCGCAAGAGTGGAGACGTGGGTGAGTTTGAAGTACGCTCAACGGCATACTCCTATGGCAAGCTCTTGTTCCAACCAGATGACAATAAAAACCGCAGATATTTTTTTGTAACTGTAGATGGGCACTATAGAGCGCTTATCGTAGGCTGGCTCTGGGGCTGGGAAGGGATACAAGATCAGTTCTGGGATACAAACATGCCAGTACCATGCTATGCAGTGCCACAAAACCTTCTCCACGATCCAGAGGAATTAGATTGACTTGGTTAGATGAAGCGCAAGAGATTGCCCATACAGTATCCAGGCAAGTCCACCGCAAATACACAACTTACTTTGATGCAAGCGATGTTAAGAATGAACTTATCGTCTGGGTCTTACGGCGCGAGACGAAGGTTAAAGAGTGGCTTGACCATGATAAAGATACTGAAGATTATCGCGTTGGTATTAGGATGCTTGCCAAAACTCTTCAACGCCATGCGGATAAGTATTGTCGCAGAGCTAAAGCGCAAGCGGTTGGGTATGAAGTAAGAGATGAAATTTTTTATTCTGCTGAAGTATTAGAGCAGCTCCTACCTTTTGTTTGGAAAGATACTGTTCCTACAACCAACCCGACTGGCGAGAAGGTAAGTGGTGGTGGCAACCCTGCTGAGGGTGGTAACTACATTATCTCGCTCTTTGATGTGCGCAAGGCTAAAGATAAATTAGAGCCAGACGATCAACTCCTGCTCCATATGAAGTACGTAGAAGCTATGACTTACGACCAGATCGCTGAAAGTTTGGTAATATCCAAGTCATCTGCAGAGCGCAAGGTTAAGGCTGCCATACGTAGACTTACTAAAGAATTGGGCGGAGAAGATCCATGGCTGAGAAAGAAAAAGGTAGAAGACTAGTGGCTCATTATGACTATCGTTGCCAAGTGTGCAACATTGAAACAACTGTTGAACGTTCTATGTTTGAAGAAGGACCAGATCCAATTTGTTGCGGCATGGGTATGCGCAGGATCTTTGGTTCACCGCCAGTAAAGTTTAACGGCTCTGGGTTTTATACAACCGATAACCCAAAGAGATAAATAAAAAGCCCCACCTTTCCACGGGTGGGGCTTTCTTTATGCGTACCTTTATGCTAAACCATAGCCTTGTTGGCGGTTGCCAACATGATTAATATAGCACAAAACCCCCGTGGATAGGACACAGGGGTTTTGGCGTGTCGTGATAAGCGACACTATAGCGCGGCAGGATCGCGAACAGTTGCAATAATACCATAGCCATCATCAACCTGTCCAACGTGGTTGGCATAATCTTTTTTAAGGTTGTTAATGGTGTTGTAAGGACCGACAGCGATAGCCATTTGCAGGCTTGGGTAGACGGCTACGGCCATGTATTGATCGCGCTTGGCAGTTAGTTCCTCTACCAATTCCCAGACCTTCTTAGCCATATCCTCGCTTGAGTCTGCTTCTTCATCAAGTAAAGCTGCCATCTTCTTAATCTCGCT